CGCATGCGTGGGAATGAGGAGTGGTCAACTCGATCGGGTAGGCGCGCACATTCCGCGCCCTATTGTTTCCCCTCCGTCTCCGCCACGATCCAGGCGTGAAGCACGCGCTCAGCATTTTCAACGTCTTACACTGTCAATGGCCGTTAACGCGCGCATTGAGCCGCTTGCGGTATTCGATGCGGTGTCAAAGCTGCCGCCGCAAACGCGCTCGCGGAGGGCGCACAACACGGTTGAACGATTAAATGCCGCAGACCCGTGCGGCGGCGGAGGTTCGCCCACGCGCGTCGAAACCCGGTCCGGGTATCCGAGACCGGGTGACCGGCGCGAGTTTCCCGCCGATTAAGCGAAGGTGAAGGCGAGCGGCGCCCGCCTGTGATTTGCCGATCGACGTAGGTAGAAACCCTTGTTTCACGGGCATTCCTCGCCCATTCGTCGGCCGTGCGTGCAGGCGTATGTATCGGCCGAGAAAGCGTAAAAAGAGCAATGAATTCAAGGGCTATTACATTTGGGTGTACAATGAGTGGTCGCTGGAGGCAGTTGCACTAATCTGCAAAATCAATGACTTACGGGACCGCCCGTCAGTGGACAAGTGCAGCAAGTCGCACCATATTGCAGGGGTCGCCGTATGTAGAGGCGACCACGGAAGAGGCGCCCAACAATGAGCAAGTACAAGTACGCGACAGGGAAGTTGGAAACAAAGCTGAGAATGGACGAGGCGTTGCACCAGCGCTTGACGCAGGTAGCCAAGGAAAAGGGCGTGTCACTCAATGCCCTGCTGACCGCACGGCTGCTGGCCGGCGTCGATGACCCGAGCCCCGAGAAGGCCGAACGCGCGCCCGAGCCCGCCGCGCCCCCGGTAATCGACGACAGCAAGACGATCGCAGAGCTGCGGGCCGAGAACGCCCAGCTACGCGGGCTCGTTCCTTCGCGGCGCCCCAGCGCGCTCCCCGGCAAGCTCAGCGCGGCAAAGATCGCAAAGCTCATCACTGACGCCAAAGCCGGAAAGCTCAAGAAGCGCTGGTTCGGCGATGGCAATAATCTCTGGCTTCAGATCGGCAACAACGGCGCTTGGGTGTCGTGGATCTTTAGGTACGACCGCCGCCGGTTTGGATATCTGGGCGACATGCCCTTGGGGCTCGGATCATACGGCACCGTCGATCTCGATATGGCGCGAGAGCAGGCCTGCCAGTACCGGCGGATGCTGCTTGTTGGCAAGGACCCGATAGTTGAACGCGAGAACACCAGGCTCGATGCCGACATCGCACAGAGCAAGGCGAAAACGGTGAGCCAAGTCGCCGATGAATATTTTGAGAAAATGATATCGCGAAAAGAGGCCTCCACCAGGCAGCAGGTCAAGTCGTGGTTCAAGACCTTCATCCACGACAAGATCGGCCAATGGCCAATCCAAAAGGTTGACCAAAACGTCCTTCTCGAAACCTGCGGGCTAGAAGACGCCTGGATCAATAAGAACACAACCGCAGAGCAGTTACGGAGCCGCCTCACCCAAATGTTCGATCTTGCGATTGAGCGCGGATACTATCGTGGCAAAAATCCTGCGGCTTGGGCGAGTTGGAAACACACACTCCCAGCGCACAGTGATGTGCACCAAGTCAAACATCACGACTCGCTGCCCTATGAGGACATTGGCCGGTTCATGCAAAAGCTGCGGGCCTATGAAGACCCGCGGGGGGCCGGCCGAGGCGGCCGCACAACGGTGTCACTGGCTGTGGAGTTCGTCATCTTGACTGCTGCTCGGGGCGAAGAGGTGCGCGAAGCCGAATGGAAGGAATTTGATCTTCAGAAAGGGATCTGGACCGTGCCTTGGCAGCATCTCAAGGTGGGCAAAAAGCACCGAACAGATCTGCTAAGACCGATCACCGAACCTATGTTCGCGGTGCTCGACGAAATGGAGAAGCGACGCATCGACCAATCACCTGATGCCATCGTGTTTCGTGCCCAGTGGAGCAATAACGGTATGCTCAACCGGGCAAACTTCAATCAGTTCATCCGCCAGCAACTCGGCTGGGGAATTCACATCACTACCCACGGCTTCCGCTCGACGCTGCGCGATTGGTGCCGCGCCAACCAGTTTCCGGGGGAGTGGTGGGACATCCAGGTTGACCACGCTCTCGGAAATAAAACCTCCCAATCCTACGGACACGATAAGCTGATCAATCACCGCCACGACATGATGGAGAAATGGGGCAAATACTGTTCGAAGCCGGCGCCGGAAGCCGGTGCCGTGGTCAATCTGGCTGACAAGAGGAGGCCCGCATAGATGCGCGTCATCGAGAAAGCCGACATCGCGCCGCTTGAGCCGCTGTTGTGCAGCATTCAAGCCGGTACGGCGATTATCGGTCGGAGCGAGCGCTTCATCATCGATGCAATCGCTCGCGGACAGTTACAGGCGGTCAAGAGCGATCGGCGCACGCTGCTCGTCGTGCAGTCGCTGAAGGACTATGTTGCCACGCTATCGCCCGCGAAGGGAACGCCCAACCCGCCGCGGTCCCGCGTGGCCTAACTTCCGATATGAGGTCTGCAATGAGCGGCCCATGGACCGTTAAGCTGGACAGTCGCATCCGCCCGATCATCGAGGCGATCGCGCACGAGGAGCAACGCGAGCCCGCCCAGGTGGTCCGCCGCTTGGTCGATTCCGCGCTAGTGCAGCGCGCGCTCGATCAGCGGCCAATCCCGGCCCCAATGCCCAAACGCTTCTGACGCAAAGGGTCCCAACAATACTTGTCCCCTTACCGCCCGCCCTCAGCGGGCTTTTTTTTGCCGCCCGGGTGCTGCCCGTTCGCACTTGCCTTAGCTGACCCCCCAAACGGAGAAGGCGTCCACGATCCAGTGCGAATCCAATCCGGCTGCGGCGAGCGCGCGCTTTAGGGCCTCGACCGCACCGATAATCTCGCCGTGCTTGTCGCTGCCGAGCGCAAGCCGCAACAGCTTCGCAAGCCGGTCCGTCTCGACCGGGGCAATGGTGTCGATCATTTCGAGCGCGGCGCCGCCCCTGTGATGCGTCCGCGAGACAATCGCAACGAGCGCAATGACAGATCGGCCGCATGGTTTGCGTTTCACCGCAGCCATCGGCTTTCGCCGAAAGAGCGCGCATTCATCGAGATCATCTGCCAATGGTCGGCGCCGCTTTCAGACAAACAACGCAAATGGCTCTTCGACATCGTCGAGCGGCTGGAGGCGGCATGACCGTCAAACCCTTCACCGGTCAACGGAGCTGGCTGAGCCAATGCATTCTCGGCGACGGCAAGAATGCCAAGCCGCTGCCCATCGTCGCCAATGCGCTGTTAGCTCTACGCTGCGATCCGGCGATTAAAGACGCTTTCGCCTACGATGAAATGTCGTGCGCGACGATGCTGTTGCATACGATCGGAGCGCCACTCGCCGGGACGATCTTGGAACCGCGCGCGCTCACAGATGAGGACGTGACCGAGCTGCAAGAATGGCTTCAAGATAACGGCCTCAAGCGCATTGCGCGAGAAACAGTGCGCGACGCCATCAACTTGCATGCGCGCGCCGCCGCCTACCATCCGGTGCGGAATTATCTCGAAGGACTCCAGTGGGACGGACAGCGACGCACCAATGTGTGGCTGACGGCGAAACTCGGCGCCAAACTGAATCCCTACACGGAAGCGGTGGGGCAAATGTTTTTGGTCTCGATGGTGGCCCGCATCCTTGAGCCCGGCTGCAAGGCGGATCACATGCTGGTCCTCGAAGGGCCGCAGGGACAACTGAAATCGACCGCATGCGCTACGCTTGCGGACGCGTGGTTTTCGGACGGTCTGCCCGACATCCTGGGCGGCAAGGACGTGTCGCAACATCTGCGCGGCAAGTGGCTGATCGAGGTCGCCGAGATGCACGCCATGAACAAGGCCGAAGCGTCCCTGCTCAAGTCGTTCATCAGCCGGACGACCGAACGCTATAGGCCGAGCTACGGTCGCCTTGAGGTGATCGAGCCGCGGCAATGCGTCTTTATCGGCACGACCAACAAGGACGCCTACTTGCGCGATGAGACCGGCGGCCGGCGGTTCTGGCCCGTCGTCACCAACGATATCGACGTCGAGGGGCTCGCCGAAGATCGGGATCAGCTCTTCGCTGAAGCGGTCCATCTCTACCGGCAAGGCGAGCCCTGGTGGCCCTCTAAGGACTTCGAGCGCAAGCACATAATGCCCGAGCAAGAGGCGCGCTACGAAGGCGACGCGTGGGAAGGGCCGGCATCGCTTCACCTACAAACCACGACACGAACAACCATCCCCGAAATCGCAAGGAACGCCCTCGGCCTCGATGTCAGCAAAATCGGCATCTCCGAGCAAAGACGCATCGCTGCCATCCTCGTCAAGCTCGGCTGGCAACCCAAGCGAGACAACCGGGGCCGATGGTGGGAAAAGCCGATTTCACACTGAAATAGCAGCAATGACACCAATGACACCGCAAACCAAACATTCAGCCCGTGACACCGCAGTGACACCAGTGACACCGTACGCCTATAGAGTCCTCACGAATGAAAGTACGAATGAGGACTCTATAGAGATTTGGTGTCACTGGCGTCACTGGTGTCACCGCGTCACCGGCCCGGCGGGAGCATCGGCCTCGCGGCCGCCGCCGGCGCCGCCGCCCGATTACGTGCCGGTACCCCTGCCGCCCCGGCCGCCGTCAACGCCCTACCCGGTGCCCAAGGAACCGCCGCGACCGCGCAGTGTAGTTGATCTGGTCGCCGCTCACGCCGCCGCATACCGCGCCGGCCGGCATGCGCACGTGATCGCCATCACCCAGAAGCTCAACGCGCTGCGCGGCCTCCAGCCCAAGCGGCCCGTCGATCTCCGGGACGAGGTGCAGCGTGATCACGACGAGGAGCGGGAGCACGGATGGGCATAGCCGATGGGTCGCGCCCGCACGCGCTCGGGTCCTGACTGGCTTTTCTTTCGTCAATTCGGGGAGCGCCCCCGAGCGCATAGCCTCCGCTTGCGCGGCATTTTCGGAGCCTTAATTTAAGAAAAATGGATTCGAATTCGCCGTCCGATCGAGACGTCGTTTCGTCGAAATCGGAATTTGCCAGGATCGCCGGCGTGTCCGCGCCGCGTGTGAGCCAATGGCTGAAGGAAGGCAAAATCTCCGGTGACGCGCTTGTCGGTCGCGGCCATCGTGCCCGCATCTGCGTTGCGGTGGCGCTCGAGCAGCTCAAGCGCAACCTCGACGTAGTCCAGCACCTCGGGGCCGCGGGGCGCGCGCAGCTCGGCGGCAACGGCGCTGCGGTGGCTCATACGGTCGAGCCTACGATCGAGGACAGCATCAAGGCCGAGCGTTTCCGGCAGCTCGCGTTGTCCAATGCCAAGGCGGCCGCCGAGGGGGCGCTGCGCTCCGGTCGCTATGTCCGCGCCGATGACGCCCGCCAGGAACTCGGCCGCGTCGCCTCCCGGCTTATGGCCGTGTTCGAGTCGAGCTTCACCGAGTTCGCCAACGTGATCATGGCGAGCCCGCCGGCGACGTCTCGCGATGCCCTGCGCACGTTGCGGGCGACCTGGCGCGCCATTCGCCTGCGCCAGGCCAAGGCGGCCGGGGCCGAGGCGATCGCCCTGCCGCCGATGCTCGACGATGAGGTTGACGATGCTGGTAGCGAACGCGCGGCGGCTAGCACTTGAGACTGTAGCGGCTGCGCTAGAGCCGCCGCCGGCGGTCGATCTCCTGGCCTGGGCCGAAGCGAATATCGTCTTCGACGACGGGCCGTTTCAGGGCCCCTATAGCCGGCAGCTCTTTCCCTTCTTCGACGAAGTGCTGAAGGCGCTCGGGCCCGAGGATCCATGCCGTTTCGTCACCTTGTGCGCGAGTGCGCAGGTTGGAAAAACGGCGGTCGGGACGGTCTTCGCGCTCGGCTCACTGACGGCGTCGCGCGGCTCGGTTCTCTATGCGCATCCGACCAGCGACAATGCGCTGCGCTGGTCGAAGATGAAGCTGGCGCCCATGATGAAGTCGACCGCGGTTGTGCGCGAGCAATTCCCGCAACGCACCAACGATTCACTTGCATCGATCCTCTACAAGGAACGCAAGGACGGTCTGGCTCGGCTTCTGATCACCGGCGCCAACTCGCCGGCGAGCTTGAGCCAGGTCACGATCGACGCCCAAGTGCAAGATGACCTGGCGAAGTGGGACATCAACAACGTCGGCGACCCGGAGCTGATGGCGAATGCTCGATCACGTGCGATCGCCGACGCCAAGATCTTCAAAATCTCGACGCCGCTGGTGACGCCGGGTTGTCGTATTACGGGAAACTTCCTGGCCGGCTCGCAAGAACAGCCGTTTGTCCCGTGCCCGAGCTGCGGCACGATGCAAATCCTCGAATGGGAGAACATGCTCGCCGCGCTCGATCCGGCCGACCCGGATAGCGCATGCTTCACGTGCGTCGATTGCGGCGCGGTGATCGAGGAGCACCACCGGCCACGGATGCTCGCCGGTTTCGAGTGGCGTGCGGCCAATCCCGCCGCCGCCAAGGAACATCGGTCCTTCTGGATCTGGTCGGCGTACTCGTATCTGCAGTCGTGGCCGCAGATCGCGCGTGAATGGCTGCGAGCGCGGGGCGACCCTGCCGGTGAGAAGACCTTCAGCAACGATGTGCTCGGCCGTGCTTACGAAACCCGCGGAGACGGCAGACCCTGGGAGGAGCTGAGAGACCGTGCGCTGAAGAGCGATTACGCACGCGGCGAAGTGCCGAAAGGTTGTCTGTTGTTGTTCCTCGGCTGCGATTGTCAGCTTGATAGAATCGAATGGGTTCTTCTCGGCGTCGGCGAGCGCTACCGCCGATACGTCGTCGACATTGGCACGATCGGCAAGCACATTTCCGAGCCCGATGCGCAACGGCATTTGGATCAATTGCTCGATCGCCGCTGGCCGAATTGCGTCGGCAGGCAGTTGCCGATCTCGCTGACGGCGATAGACGCGAATTACGCGACCGATGATGTGTTGGCCTATGCTCGACGTTATCCTTCATCGCGGCTGATCGCGGTCCGCGGTGTCAGTGGCGACGCTGCCCCGCGGATTTCGCGCATTGCACGCGAGCGAAACGAGAAGCTCGGCACCCCGCTGAAGTACAGCAAGCGGTTTTTCAATGTCGGCGTGAACGTCTTCAAGCTCGCGCTCTACAAGGATTTGGCCAAGGACGATCCGACGCTGCCGGGCTACATCAGTTTCCCGCGTGATCTCCCGGATCAGGCCTATCAGGAACTAGTTTCAGAGACGCGTGTCGCTCACAAGCGCATGGGTCAGATCGTTTGGCGGTGGGAAAAGCCTGACAGACAAGCGAACGAAGCGCTCGATTGCGTCATCTATGCGAGTGCCGCCGCCATCAAGTACGGGGCGAATTGGATCAGCGATGTGGGTTGGCGCAAGCTTGTCGACGAGCTGGAAACGCCGCCGCGGCCGCTGAAGCCGGGCGAGAAGCGCGTTGTGAAAACGCGGGCGGAAAGTCTTGCAGAGCAGTTGCCGCATTGAGGGATTAGAAAATGCGCGGACCCGGCCTCGAGTTGCCGGATTGGGCGGACGACTCAAAATGGCGATGATCACCCAGCCGCGCCGCCCGTCCGCAGGCGATCTCCACCATCAAGACCGGCGGCCGGGTGATCACCGTCGTCACGCTGCCGAAGCGGGAGCGACGGCGATGACGGCGACGGCACGACCTGGCACCGCACCGACGTTGCGCGAGGCGCTCGACCTGATCGCCGCCTTGACCCGGCGGGTTGATGCTCTGGAGGCCGAGCGGCGGATCAAAGAAGATGGGCCGCCTCGGCTTTCTGGCCAGTGGCTTCGCATGAAGGCGGCCGCGAGGGCGACAGGCTACAGCGTGTCTGGCTTGAAAAAGCTGTGCCGCCAAGGGCGCGTTGTCTTCGATGATGACGCTCCGCGTCGCCTGATCAACATAGATAGTGTGCCACGCAAGAGGGTGCCCAAAGTGCCCGTAGTGCCCGCTTAAACGCGCGGGCTGTTTTGGGTATCGACAATTTCACTCGATTGGAGAAATTGGGATGATCCACAACCCCTTCACCGATTTGGCGGCCAAGCTGATGCGTGAGCGCGCATCGGCCTCGTCGGTCAGCGGCAACGGCGCCGGCGGAGGTGTGAGCTTCGCCTTGGAGCGTGTTGCCATCGCGGAGAAGAATTTGCACGCCGCTCGGGAGGCCGCGAGGGTCGCCGCGCGGCATGCGGGTGTTGATCTCGTTGGGCTGTTTTCCGAAGGCGCGTTCGTCGCGCGGTCGACGGCCGAGCGATGGTCTGATGATCGGTATCAGGCCGGCAAGCTCGATGGCGTGCGCGAGATGAATGACTGCATGTTCCGCGCTCGTGGCCTCGATCCGAAAGAGGAGCGCGCCAAAATTGACGCGTCGATCGAACGCGAGCGCGTTGCCCGGCAGGCTCGTGGCGCGCGGTGGAATGCCATTATGACGGACGCCGGCTGGTTCGATGCAGTCGAGGCTAAAGACTTCGAACTGGCAGGCCGCATCATGGCGGAAATGCATGACACGCTCACCCGGCACGACGCTCATGTCGTGCCGCGCCACGTGGTCGAGCGGACGGAGCGCGAGCACGGCGGGAAGGTAAAGGCTACCTCCGAGGCGATCTTGAGAGCTGCCGCGAGGGCTCGGTCAAGTGGATCGGACGAGCGACCCGAACCTGACAGTAATTCTCTCGCGGGCCGCATCCTGGAGGCAGGTCGCAAGGCCCGCCGTCCGACAGGGAGTGATACAGAATGAGCGCCGACCGCATTGCTGAGATCGAGGCGAAGATCGCCTCCGCCCAGGCCGAGCTTGCCGCGCTGAAGGCCGGCAAGGCCGCGCCTCCGCCGCCTGTGAAGGACGAAGGCGTGCGTATTCTGCAGATCAACAACGAGATCACTTCCGGCATGCCGAGCTTGCGAGAGATGGAGCGGCTGTACGCCCAGGTGAAACAGCACTCGCCCTGGCCGCAGGCGCTCAATGATAGATTCGATGAACACCGGCCGTTCAGAGCTTTCAGCTCGGCATTTCGCTGGTTGCAAAACGTGGGCCGCACCGAGCGACCGAATGGGAAGGTCGCGCTGAGTTTCTGGGCCGATACTTGCCGTCTTTGGCTGCGTTCGAGAAATTCCGTCGGTAGCGATCTCGACGCTAATGCGCTGGTGCTCGCGTGCCTTGCTGCTGGCGACGTCGCTTACACGCCCGCCAACGGTGCGCTCGGTCACGTCTGGGAACTAGGTCTGATCGAATTCGGCGGCAGGCCGGCGAACGCAGATGCATGGCGGGTGGTGATGTCGAGCGGCACGATCTTGCCGCCGTCGCCGCCGGCGCGGCGCATGCCGCCGTTGAGCCCGGTCAGAATTTACGGCGGTTAGTTGAGTGAGTTTGCTTAGAGGGCGGCGGCTGACTTAACCTCGGCCGTCGCGCTTCTAGGCAAGGCGAGGTCGGAGACATTGATCGGGCGCAAGCTCGGAAGGGATGAAAGATCTCCGCCCTTTTGTTGGTGACTGCAAGGCCGGCCCGGCAACTCCTCCGGGCAAGTCGGGGCCGCGTGAAACGAATGTCGAATTCCTCCTTCACGCGGTCCCGTTCTATTCTCTAATTGCGAGCGGGATGAAATGGCCGCAAACAAGACGGAAGTTTGAAGCTCGCAGTCGAAATTGTGAACAGGGCGTCCCCGACTTTACGGGACATCCGAAGATCATTGAGAAGCCTGAGCGCGACCGCTTCCGACGCGCATGTTTTCACGCCGGCATTATGAACGGAGGCTTGCCTTCGATGTCCGCTGCTGGCGGATGCGGACATTTCAATTGAGCCACTTCGGTAGCGAATGACCCGGAGCAGACCTCCCGGTGCGGGGTTTTTGCACCCGAGGGCGACCGGGTCGCCAAGCGGGCCAAGGAAAGTCCCACCAATTGGAGTGCGCCC